TTACACCAAGTGCCTACACTCTCATCCCCGAATTGTGTTGCACCGTTCTTCAACGCTCTCCAGTCTAGGTAATTGTTATTTGAATTACAAACTCTTCCATCCTCATACATTACAGCTAATTTGAATTTATGCCATCCATCACTATTAGCTGTGAATTTGTTTGTACCATCCCAAAAACTCCCGTTATCCTGTACAATGGTAGGCATATCGATAGTAGTATAGGATGTAGCCATATATTGATATGCCTTAGTGTCTTCATATTTCACCACACAAACATCTAAGTCCTGTGATACTGTTTCATTCTTTGCCGCCCCTGCTTCTTTTGAGGGGATTACAAAAACATTTGACAGATAGGCTGCTATGGTTGTACCCCATGTTACAGAAACATCTATGCTATCATAGATATTCTCTACCATATCCTCTAGTTTTAAAGCAGTCTTTAGTTCATCTAATCTGATTCCTGGTTCTATGGGATTTTCTGAATCCCCATCCCCCTCTGCATAATAAGGTTCATTATTAGCTATGTTATTAGGATGGTTTTGCCCTGTTGAAATAGTAGGCTGATACAGGTAATCCCTTACATGGCTCATAACAGGTAGCAATACTTTGCCGTCATTCAAATCACCATCCCAACTAGACTTCATATTTTCATAGGTCAAATCATAATCAAAGTCACTCCAGTCAATTTGATTTAGCTGTTTGCTTAGTAAATTCTTTATACTAAACTCCTGTCCGTAAAATACTACTTTGTAATCTTTAGGTTTGCCGCCCTCCCATGAATAGCCTTTTACTTCCAATCCTCCTAATATTTCCAACATATCACCTAAAACCAACTTAGCATCTACTGCCCTGTGTGGATTTATTGAACTTGATATGTCTATCTGTGAATAGTTTTGTAGTATGGTATTGTTTGTATCTGAGGCAGGGATAGTGAATTGCAAGGTATGGGGTGCAAGACTTCCTGAAATAGCCTCAAAGTCGTTTATTTGAGTTGTCAGCACTACTACCTCATCTTTGTTCATGTCTGCTAACTGTAAAGATGAATGTGTAAATGTACTGCTATCAACAGCAGGTTGTATGCCTATGTATAGTTTTATCATCCTACTGAGTTAATGTGTTCAAATGCTTCCTCAAATTCTATTGTCCAATTTAACAACTGGTCATTGTTAAAGTTCATTACAGGAACAGAATTACCCTTTACTACATAGGGCAGTAGATTAGATTGATCCACTACCATAGGTGATAGGTATAGTTGTTTTATAACCTCTGCAAACTCTTCATGTATGAACCCTGTATTTAGCTTTCTTATTACCCTGCCCTCGATGTTATTCTTACGATACTTAGCATCATAAATATTATACGTAGCTGTTGCCTGTGCTATTGTTAACGTATCCTTTTGGAATGCAGAACTTTTAGTTGTTAGGGTGTCATCATCCCTGCCCCACATAGGCACATAATCCCAGACTCCATACTTGTTTATGAATTGTATTTGAGTATAACCCCACTTTCTTTTACAGTCTAATTCGAATGTGTATTTTTGTGTAACTTCTAACCCCTTATCATCGAACCCCTGTACGTACCAATATCTTGTAGGGGATAATGCGTACGTATTAAACTTATCGGAGCCTACATCTAAGGTAAGCACAAACTTTTCTGAACTATCTGAGTTGGTTACGATAACCGAAAGGTCAAAGGTCTTTGTATTGCTGTTGTCATCCCACACCTTTACATCCTGTACTTTAGAAGTAGTCTTTTTGTAGTATAGGGACATAGTATATCTTTGGTAAGCAGGTATAATAATACTTCTAGGTGCATCTGTCATAAACTCCCCTCCCGTTAATGGGTCTAGTGCAGTAGGTACACACCCAATACTTTCTATTGTTCCTGAATCATCTACCACTCTCTGAGCGTAGGCAGTAGGGAAACTCTGCCCTGTATTCTCATCGTTATTATAATTCACACCCTTTGGAAAACTAGTGTACCCATTTACGAATTGTATTGTATTTGAAGATACTGATGCCTGTGCCCTTATGGTAACACTTTCATCTATCTCTGAATCATTATTGCTTTCTGTGTAGGTATATCCAAAATCTATCTTTACGTTATAAATTTGGTCATCACTAAATTGGTCGGGTATAGTGGGGTTCATAGCTGTAAAATACTCTTGCAGCAGTTGATGAATATTAAAGTAAGCTGAGTCAGTAGCATTAGGATAACGCTTTAACGTAAACGTAGCTGTCGCAGGTGGTGATGCTATTGCCCCCTCCCATACAAATACCTCTGCCATATAACGGTAGTCTGTTTCGCCTGTGTTAGTGTCATCATACACCTGATATATAACAGGTGAACGGCTGTAAATTAATGCTGTTGGTTGTTCGTTTATTGTATATGCCATTATCTATTAAAATATGTTTCTATATCTGTTATCATTGCATCAGGTATTTTCTTATCTAGTTTTTTAAACTCTGCATCGAATGGATCAGTAAAGAAATTAGTAGCTTTTATGCCGTGCCTGAATATTGCCCTGTTTAATAAGAATGCAAGAGAGTTCATATTTCTTGGTGTCATCTCCATAAACCTGCCCCTCTCATCTCTTGGTTTTATCTTCTTGGTCTTTATCCAATTTCGGATAGCTGTAACGGGTGCATACTTGCCAGGCTTTCTCCCTGAATCTACATACAGTCCATACTCTGCCATTTGAAATATAAGGTTAGTCTTTTCTGCACTTGCTTTTATAGACCTTGATAAATTACCTGTGTTATCTATCTTGCTAGTCAGCCTCCTGCCTGACTGTGTTGTTTTAGTGGTTTTCTCAGCTAGGTTTTTCCTTGACTGCCTTACAACATTCTTACCCATTTGGTTCAATGCCAAAAAAGTCTTTGCGTATAGTACATTAGCAGATAGTGCCATCGGTCGGTATTGTTAAAGTTATATCTAATTCCCACCCCGTTAACACGTTCTTAAACCTGTGCATAAAGGCAGTTAGTGTACTCTCACCCTCTACCTTGTAGTTGCCCGATGCCCCCCTTTCGTAAAACTCCAACACCTGACTTAACCGATTATGTACGTCATTAAGTACATCCTGTATATTGTCATTAGTAAAAAAGCTGTCATTCTCATCTTTGTTAAAGTCTACCAGATCCATTCCTGATATTGAAAAGGTGTACTGTGTAACATTGCCCTGCTTTAATGTGGACATAGGTACTATGTGAGCATAGGGGAAGATGGTCTGCCTTTCAAGGTCAACCTTAAAGTTATCACCTAATGTAACAACTCTAAATCCTTTGTCTATTAGTACATCGTAAAGGCTCTGTGTAATTTTATAAAAACCGTTCATACTAATATAACGCTTTCACACCGTTATTGTATAACTAGAACATTGTTAGTTGTTGTTTGTGTTGGTTTAGTCTTTTTATTGCTGCATTATAATATTCTTTATCTAATTCACAAGCAGTTAAATCAAAACCTAAGTTATGACAAGCAATTGCAATGCTTCCACTTCCTAAATGTGTATCTAAAATCTTATCCCCTTTTTTTGCGTAATTCATTAAGAGCCATTCGTAAAGTTTTATAGGTTTTTGTGTTGGATGTATGCGTGTTTCTTTTGCATTAACTGCACCAAACCCTGTCCAATCAAATTTAAAATATTTAACACCCTTTTTAAAACTTGTATAAGCAAGTTCACATTTAGAAAAATCTGTATTAGGGTTTTGCCCTGCTTTGTACCAACAAACCCAACCACTACTATTTGCAGTAGGTATATTTTCTATAAAATGATTTGCACCCCAAATTATCTGATTTTTACTTACTCTTTTAAGTTCCTTAAAGTATTCTTTAGGCGCAGGTTTATTATCCCAATTCTTTTTAGTATAGTTTTTTTGCTTTTGGTTTTTCCACGCTTTACTATAACCCTTTCTGTTTTTGCCTCCATGTTCACCAATACCATAAGGAGTGTCAACAATAGCAAGGTCAAAGTGATTATCCTCATACCTTACCATTAAGTCCATATTATCTTCGTTTGTTATTTCCATAGTACTTCAACATAATCGCTTTCGCCTTTTTCCCGTTTTCCCAGTTTGCAAATCAAAATAAACAGCTGCAATTGATAATATTACAGAATTGGATTTATTACCCAAAGTTTCAATATCAACCATTATATTATTCATCTTTTTCTTCATTCTTTCTGTTATATATTTTTAACAACCATTCACCATTTACATATAAATCATAGCCAAAAGATAAACCAACGCTTGACACCTTGCTATTTCCATAGTGTTAGCTGTGCTTTGTGTTGCTCTATCCTTTTCATGGCTGCATCATAATATTCTTTGCTAATCTCCGAGCCAATATAATTACGGTTGTTTATTTTTGCCATCTTTGCAGTTGTTCCACTTCCCATAAAACAATCGTAAACTAAATCGTTTTCACTACTCCAGCTTATTATATGGTCATTTGCTAATTGTTCAGGAAACGGTGCATTATGTTTCGTTTTATCGTTTTTTCCTACATCGTAAAACCAAATGTTAGGTTTTTGTTTTTCATTATTTACAATGGTTTTTTCTTCTCTTTTCCTTTCAGCGTAAGTTACCTCAATAGCTTTGCTTCCGCTTCTGTTTCGTTTCGTTCCAGCAGTTAATGAAGGTATTTTTATTGGGTTAAAGGTGTTCGGTTTACCTTTAGACCAAACAAACATATATTCAAATTGCTGTTCGTACCTGTTATGTGTTAAAGGCATATAGCTATTTTTAGCATATATCATTGTATCGTGCAAATTAAAACCGCATTCTTTAAAAAATAGTGCTTGCCTAAAACTCGTACCGCTTTCGCTTCCGTTTTTTGTAGCATCTCCAACAATCCAAACAATTACTCCACCATCTTTAGTTATTCTGTAAAGTTCTTTAGCAATATCCTCAAAAGGAAAAGAGTATCCATTGTATTTTCTCAATCCATCATAAGGTGGTGAGGTAACAGTTAAATCTATAAAGTTATCTTCCATTCGTGCCATTGTGTCAAGGCAATTCTCATTGTATATTTTGTTTATTTCCATTCTATTGTACAACGTACTTTCCTGAAGAACCTAATTTATACATGACTGCATATCTTAAAGCATCTATTAAATGGTTGTAGTCATCAATAGGTATCTCTTGTGTTTTCTTGTCATGCCATGCGTAGCTGTTTAACTCTTTTACCAAATTGGTACTATCCTCATCAACTATAATCTTGTAGTCCTGTATTATCTTTATCCCTGCCACTACACTACCTGCTCTTTTTTTAGTTGGCACTATGTTAAATCTTGCTGCCCTTAACTCACTTATTAATCTTGGCTCTGAATTATCAGCTACAATTAGTTCTCTGTTTATATGTTCCCTCAGGTGGCTGTTTAACTGCCCTGTGCTTAACCCATTTTTGTATAGGTACTCCTTGGCATAGATAACCCTTTTTTTCTTGTCTATGGCAATTTTAATTAACGCATCAGGATCAACAGAAAAGCCAAAGTCTAACCCAAATACTGAAATTAAGGTATCATCAAATTTACCTATCTGCCAATTATCAAATATGACTCCATCGGGTTTTTCTATCCATCCCCCTAATATTCTGTGCTTGTATTTCTGTGGGTTGTCTTTTCTTAACTGTGATACTTTCAATAAGAACTTATCAGATAGGTTTTCTTTGTTATCTCGGTAATCAGTATGCACGTATAGTACATTTCCCTTGATGCCATTGTACCCCTCGTTTATTCCTGCACCCTCAAAGAACCGTTTATATATCCAATGCATTTTACTAGCAGGGTTGAGTATTAAGATAACCCTGTTCTTGATTCCTTTCTGCCTTACTGATTCATCTATTTTATCAAATATATCCTCATCTATTAGTTCCTCTGCCTCTTCCACTATCCAGGTGGACAGTCCTACAATTGATTTTAAAGCTGCTGTCTGTATCCCTGCTGATGTTTTAATTCCTCTAAATAGTATTCTGCTACCTGAATGTTTATTTTCTATTTCTGTTTTGGTAACATCAAACTTATGTATGTGTTTCTCTAGTTCTATCTTCTCTTGAAACTCAGGTATGATAGACAGGTGTGCTGATGTTAATGTGTACCTGGTAATTAAAATGGTATGCCCTGTTTGAAAAGATAGGTTTTCTATAAAGTCCCCTACTGCAAAACTTTTACCTGATCCACGCCCTCCCGTTACAATGGCATAGTCATACTCTGAGAACCATAAAGGTTTGTATTTCTTATTTACTTTCACACCCATTCTTTGGGTTCGATTGATATTCCTCCCTGATGCTCTATTTCCTGTTTCTCTATGTAGCCTCTTTTTTTACCTTTGGTCTTTAG